CATACCCGATGGAAATGTATATTAGATCTGTCGATGGGTTCGAAGGCGAAGGTTCATTTTTATCAAAATTCGGCCTTGAAGTTCGCGATCGTGTAACTCTTGCAGTTGCACGTAAGCGGTTCTATGACGATATCGGAATTATTGAAGATATCAGTCGGCCTATGGAAGGTGACTTAATTTATTTCATGGTAACGAAAAAGTTATTTGAGATAGTATACTCCGACAACCGTGCTATATTTTATCCTGTTGGTACTCTCCCGTTGTTTGATCTAACATGCGAAGTATTTGAATATTCTACGGAAGTGTTTGAGACTGGTATAGCTGATATCGATGCTATTACAACTACATTCTCAATGGATGAGACTCCACATAGACTGCAAGATCAACTCGGAGATTACTTGTTTAACGATGACGGCACCCATTCACTCGATGCTGCGTTTGATTTAGAAGTAATAGATCCCGGATTCGACAATGATGTGACAAAACAAGAGGCTATTGAGCTTACTAACGTCATCATGACCGATCCCTTTAGGAGAAGATAATGTTCGGTGCAACATATCAATATAATAAAACAATTAGAAAATACGGTGACATTGTAGGATCGCTATTTGGTAATATCAAGCTGAAGCGATCGAATAATACAACGGAAACGTTTCAACGTGTCCCAATCGAGCTTGCGAATCATACAAGCTATCTAGAGCGCGAGGAAAAGGATCCTGATATTGAAAGAGCTATTTCGATACAGCTTCCACGGATGTCGTATGAATTAATGGATTTAAAATACGATGCTGCAAGACAGCTAAATCCGTTGACGAAGATCGTGCATTTCGAAAACGGAGATCCTGAAATTCGTTATTTTCCTATACCGTATTATTATACGTACAGAGTATTTGTATATACGAAGTTTCTTGAAGATCAATATCAAATAGCCGAGCAGATTCTCCCGTATTTTGCCCCGAAGTTCTCTTTACGCGCTGAACTAGTAGAGGGTTCTAATTGTACAACTGGGGTAGATATACTATTCAACAGCCTCGATATGTCGGATTCGTTCGAACGATCATTCACTAGTAAGCAACGTCAGATAATTTGGACATATACTATATCAATACCTGGTTGGATTATGACGCCTGATAACTCAAACGACGCTCCTGATAACGTTATTCGTTGGGTACGTACAGGTGTTGGCCAAAATAGCGATTATAGAGAAGTAGCAAATACATATCCAACGCTCGCCGGGACTCTGCTCCAAGATATTGAGCCGACTGACCCATACATTATAACCACTGAGAATTCTATAGAAAATGCGTGATAAATTAGCAAATATTTTTGATTTAGAGCCGCTCGAACCTGGTGATATGTTTGAAGACGACTCGGTTAATATTACTCCGGTTACTGAAACGTTAGTCGATGAGCAAACTATAGACCCCGATATAGAAGAAGCGCAGCTAGACTTTACCGAAGTTCGTGCTCTAATGAAGAAGTTACTCGAAAAGGGTCAAAAAGTATTATTAACTGCTGAAGTAGTAGCGGTATCATCTCAAAATTCAAAAGATATTGATGCGTACTTCAAAGGTTCCGATTCTATTACTAAGACTGCGCGCGAATTAATGGCAGTTCATAAAGAAATTATTGGGATTAAGCCGCCTCCTATAGAAGTAATACCTGAACAAAAGGCAGAAGTTATAAATAATATTGTATTCCAAGGGTCAACTGGAGACTTTATTCAAATGCTCCGTGCTCAAAAGGTATTAGAATCTAAACAAGAAGAATAGCATGAGTTATACTATTGATGAACTAAAATATCACGAAAACGACGTATTTCTACCATATAGAGATAACCCTAAAGTAAAGAAAATCGGTTCCCACACTATTATTACAGCTGAACGGGGTGCTGAAATTCTGCGGTGTATGGAAGATCCCATCTACTTCTGTGAAACCTATTTGAAACTCATTACACTCGACCACGGACTGCAACCATTCAAACCTAGAGCGTATCAAGTAAAAACAATCAACACTATTATTAAAGAACGCAACGTTATTTGTAAGTGGGGAAGACAGCCACTATGTTTAAACACATTGGTTAAAACTCCAACGGGGTATAGTAAACTAGGTGATATCAAAACTGGGGATATTGTAGTAGGTAGCAATAACAAAAATACTAAAGTATTAGGAACATCAGAAGTATATATCGATAATATTTCTACATTTAATGTAGATGTTGGAGTAGAAGTAATAACTGCTGATAGTGATCATATATGGAAAGTATTTATTAACGGAGGATATGAGGAATTATCTACCCTTATGATAAAACAGGCCCTCACACAAGGGGTTGTTGTCTATATCGCTGGGCTTTATGATAATTACCCTGTTTATGCTGTAACACCGAGTGTATCAGTTTCTGTAAAGTGTATTGAAGTTGATGCTCCAGATGGGCTTTATACTATAACAAAATCAGACATACTAACACACAATTCCGGTAAAACTACAACTGTTGCGGCTGTAGTTGTTTGGTTGCTTCTGTTTAATGATAACAAAGAATACGAAGCTGCGATCCTAGCTCACAAACAAGACCAAGCTATTGAAATTATGGATCGTGTAAAGCTCTATTACGAAAACTTGCCTCTTTGGCTTCAAAAGAATGTAAAAACCTGGAACAAAAAGACACTGGAGCTTGAAGGTAACGCCAAGGCGTTCGCCGCCGCTACTGGTTCCGGCTCTGTACGTGGCCGTACCCTTAACTTCGTTTTTTGTGATGAGTTTGCACTAGTAGAGAACGCAGAAGAATTCTTCACAGGTACCTTCCCGACGGTTTCTTCCGGTACATCTTCTAAGTTTATCATAGCGTCTACTCCTAAGGGATTCAACCTATTTTATAAATTGTGGAAGGGTGCTACAGAAGGTAAGTCTGACTTCGTTCCTCTTTCCATTAACTGGTGGGATGTTCCAGGTCGTGATGAAGCATGGAAAAAGGGCGAAATAGCTAGAACATCTGAAGCTCTATTCTCCCAAGAGTATGAAGCATCCTTCCTAGGAAGCTCAAATACTCTTATAACAGGTCAAAAGCTCGGAGCAATTCCATTCATTACCCCAGTAATGACAGACGAAACAAAAGAAATTCTACATATTTTTGAGCAACCCGTTCCAGGTAAAAAGTATCTTATTTGCGCTGACGTTTCAGAGGGGGTAGGTGGTGACTCTTCGTCCTTTATTGTTGTTGATGTATCTTCTATTCCATACAATATAGTTGCTACCTATGATAATGATATGTTGGATCCGTTGATATATCCGAACGTGTTATTTGACGTTGGTACATACTTCAATACAGCCTATGTTGCCGTAGAAAGTAATACTATTGGACATGGAGTTGTTAACACGCTTTACATGGATCTAGAGTATGAAAACATTATCAGCACGAATACTAATAATAAGTATATGGATGATATACAAGAGGGCGGTCGCCAAATACTCGGTATTAGACAAACGAAGAAGACAAAGCACAAAGGTAATTCCACACTCAAGACTCTTATCGAAAACGATCAGTTTGTAGTTAACGATTTCCGTGTGTTCTACCAACTGTCGCGATATGTGCGAAAGAAGGCGTCATTCCAAGCTGAACCGGGGGAACATGATGATTTGGTTATGTGTCTTGTATTGTTTGCGTATATTACGACTCTTCCAACATTCAAATCGATAACGGGAACTGATTTAAGCTTAGCAATGAACCAAAAAGCAATTTATGAACAGCAACATCTACCTTTCGGGGTAATGGTTGATAACGGGCTCGTAACAGATGACGAAATTACATTCGAAACTCTATCAGAATTTGACCAATGGATGATAGACTAACGGCACGATTAGTATTCTCCTAAATATATTTAAAAGAGACACCACCTCATTAAAGGAGAGTAAATACAATGTCAACTAATTTCGGCAGAGCCCCTGCTGTTTTTTCTCGTGAAATCGATTTAACCAATACAGTATTATCTGTAAACACCACAGAAGGTGCTATTGCAGGAATATTTAACTGGGGACCAGTCGAGCAACGAGTACTTATCAACAGCGAAACAACATATGCCGCCGTTTTCGGTGCGCCATCTAATTTAAACCCAGAAACTTGGTTCTCTGGGGCTAACTTCCTAACATATTCAGACGCGTTGTATGTTGTTCGCGCAGCGAATACTACTGGTATGGCAAACAACATTACAAACACAGTTACGACTGCTGTCGCATCTAACGCCGCTGTATCTAACACTATACTCCTGTCATCAATTGTTAAGAATCCAATTACGTATGACGATATCTCTTTTAATGCGGCAGTACCATTTGTTGCTAAGTATCCAGGTGAATTAGGTAATTCGCTTAGAATATCTGTTTGTGCTTCAAGCGCGGCCTTTAGTAAAGTTGTTGGGCTTGTCGCGAACTCTGATGTTAGCTCAGAGTCTGCCGTGGTATATACCCCAGGTAGTAACACCGCAATCGTGACTATTACCGCTTCTGGTACAGGTAACGCAAACACTGTAATCGCTGCTGCTGCGCTAGTAACGGCCGATCTCACACCCGGAGACGTCGTTCGCGTCGGTAATACTTCAATCGGTACACAATTTCTTTCAATAACTTCTGTTGGTGCGGCTGCAATCGTAGGTACAACAGCGACTATGAACGTTCAGTTTAGTTCATCTCTCACATTATTTGAAGCAGTAACAAGTAATTCTATTGAACGCTTCTGGGAATTCTATAATGTAGTTGATGGCGCGCCTGATGTTTCACTTTATCAGGCTAAAACAAACAATCCAACTATTACTGATGAGATGCATGTCGTTATTATTGATAAGGATGGTAAGTTTACAGGAACTCCGAACGCAATACTAGAAGTATTCGGCGCCGTTTCACGAGCTACAGATGCTAGAACAGATGACGGTACTTCAAACTACTATAAAAATGCTCTTAATCAAACATCCAAGTATGTCTGGAGTGGTGCAGACCTCTCTGGAGTTGTAACTGGTGTAGCAACTGCGCTAGTAGCGCCAGTACAACCAAAGGCGGCGACGATGAACTTCGCTCAAGGTCAAAATGGTGAAGATGAAGCAACTGTTCCTATCGCAGTACTTGCTAGAGCGTGGGATCTATTCAAATCAGCAGATGAAGTACAAACTTCGTATCTTATCCAAGGTAAGGCTCGTGATAATACACTAGCTAACTATCTAATCGGTAGTATTGCAGAAGTTAGACAAGATACAGTTGCAGTAATATCCCCACCTAAATCTGCTGTCGTAAACGCGAATGGTGCTGAACTTGCGAACCTTATAGCGTTCCGTAGATCACTACAATCAACATCATATGCAATGCTCGATAGCAACTTTAAGTATCAATACGACAAGTATAACGATGTATATCGTTGGATTCCACTTTCAGGTGATGTAGCGGGTATACTTGCTCGTTCAGCATCAGGAACAGCTCCTTGGATGAGTCCAGGTGGGTATTCAAGAGGTCGTGTACGTAATACTATCAGACTTGCATGGACTCCAGACCAACCTAATCGTGACGCACTGTATCGTGAAGATATCAATCCACTATACAATGTAACTGGTCAAGGTGCAATACTAATGGGTGATAAGACACTTATCGGTAAGAACTCTGCATTCAGTCGAATAAACGTTCGCCAACTATTCATACTACTTCGTAAGAATATTTCAACAGCGTCTGCTGACCTACTATTTGAGATCAACGATGAGTTCGCACAGGCACAATTCCGCAATATGATTGAGCCGCTACTACGCGACATACAAGGTCGTAGAGGTATTACAGCATATACTATCGTATGTGATGAGCGAAACAATACACCTCAAGTAATAGATAATCATGGGTTTGCCGGAGACATCTACGTTACACCAGCTCGCTCGATTAACACTATCCAGCTAAACTTCGCAGGTACTCGTACTGGTGTAGACTTCACTGAAGTTATCGGAACGTTTTAATAACAAGTAAATGGTAGAAATAGAGGGGCTTCGGCTCCTCTATTTTTGTGTCTAAGCTATACTTTACCTAAATAAAAGTAAAGACATTAACTCGAGGAGATACAAATGGGTTTTAACATTTCTGAATTTAAGGGCGAACTAGCATTCGGTGGGCAAAGACCTACACTATTCGAAGTACAGCTTACCTTCCCAGCTGCTATTGGTCAAGGTGCTGGAAAGAAACTTTCATTCACTGCTCAAGGTACAGAACTACCTGAGAGTACTGTTGGTATTATTAGCGTTGGCTATAAGGGGCGTATGCTACCTTATGCTGGTGACCGTCAATTCGCACCATGGGCAATCAACGTTATAAACGACGAAGATTGGGTTGTGCGTAACGCATTTGAAACATGGTCAAATATGGTAAACGCTCGTGAGCGTAATATCAGACAGACCGCAACTTCCGCACCGTCCTTCTATAAGGCAAGCGGAATAGTTAAGCAATACAGTCGAGTAAATGATCAAATCCCAACAAGATATTATAAGTTCAATGACCTGTGGCCAACAACTATTGGTGGAATCGGTCTTTCTTGGGATCAACAAAACTCTATCGAGACGTTCCAAGTACGATTTGAATACAACTGGTGGGATGTTGCTGGTCCTTCTGTTGCTGGTAACTTCTCCAACTCCTAAGCGACCAACACATACTATTTAATGAGGTTTAAATGAAGTTATTCGGCTTTACTATCACTCGTCCCGGCGAAGATGATAACAACGGAAAAAATATACAAACAATCGTCCCTACGTCGGATGAAGAAGCCTCTATTGATATTTCCAATTACGGTGGAACCTACGGTTATGGGCTCGATCTCGATGGAGTTGTTAGGTCTGAAGCAGAACTAATAATTAGATATCGAGAGCTTTCTCTACATCCTGAAATCGATTCTGTAGTGGACGATATTACAAACGAGGCGATCATTTCTGATGATCCTAACAATGATGTTGTAAGTCTA